AATCTAATAAATTCTTTTAATTCTTCTATTTCTTCTGGTGTTAATCCAGTAGTATCAAGACCGTTGTCAGAAGCATAGCGAAAACTATTGATTTTATTTCTCTTTTCATCTTCAATCAAATCTATATATCCAGCTTTCTCGTATAAATCTATGTAATCTAATGAATAAATAGGGGCTAGTTTTTTTAATATAACAGCACTTGGTTTTCTTTTGCCATTTTCCATAAGAGATAAATAACTTTGAGAAATATCACAAAGCTTATTTACATCATAAGTGCTATAACCTAATTGTTCTCTAACACTTTTCAAATATTGGCCAAGTTCTTTATTAGACAACATGTAAAACCCTCCTTTACAATTGGATTATACTACAAACAATTACAAATGTAAATATTTTTTTAAAAAATTCAAAAAAAGTATTGACAAAAGTAATTGCAATGATATAATAATGACAAAAGTAATTGAGAGGAGGCAACGCAATGGCAAATAGAAGTGTTTTAGTAAAAGATATAGATGCTCTGACAGAAAGAATAATAAAAGCTGGATTTTCTTACAGACAGTTAGCAAAGAACGCTAAATGCTCACAAACACAAATAAGCTTGATTTTAAAGGGAGAAAGAAATCCGAGTCCAGAGAATGCTGTTAATATATGTAAGGCACTAAATTGCAAGTTTGATGATATTTTTTTTATTAACAGTAATTACAAAAGTAATTAAAGGAGGCAATTAAGTTGGAGGAATTATTGAGAGAACAACAAAGAACTAACGAATTGTTAGAAACTATCCTAAACACAAAACAAAATAATTTACCTAAACTGCTATACGCCAAAGAAATAGCAGAGAACTATAGAGTAAATGTTAACACAGCTACTCAATTTTGCAAGAAATACGGCACGAATTTTGGGGGCTATTGCATAGAACTTGAAAAATTCAAAGAAATATTGCAAACAAAAGGCATGCAAATTTTTAATTAAGAAAGAAGGTGTAACAAATGATAAGTTATTTAATAGATGTATTCTTATGCAGTATGGTAGTAGTAGCAGAGCTAGTAGGAACAATTATATTAGCAATAGCAATAGAAGTTATAGTTTATAAGATTTTCAAGATTAATTTATGTCAAAAAATCTGGAAAGGCTTAAATGGATTAGACAGAAAACTGAATAAAATATTGGGATAGAAAGGAGGAAAAAAAGTGGAAGAAATTCAAAAAAATAGTGGCAATGTAAAAGTATACATTAACCACAAATATTGTTTAATAACCAGTAAAAGTATGATTATTAAATCTCAAACTGATAAGAACCGTCAGGCATTTGTTTTAATTTCTTGTTAGAACGAATAAAGCTAATAATTGGATTAATGTCAACCTCATAGATTAATCCGTTAGCGTATTCGAAACGTGCCTTAAGAACATCGTCAGATTGTTTGTAAATTTCCTTGTTGGTCATAGGAAATTCATCAACAAATGGTGTTTGAACTTTAATATTATTTACTAGAGCATAGTACTTTAAAACATCAGCCATTATAACCACCTCGCTTTCGAGGTAATTATATAAAAAACAAATTTAAAAGTAAAGGAGGGAAGAGAGATGCAAGTATTTATAGGTATAATTCTGGGTTTTATTATAGCAATTATTGTAATGATAGTTACAGGATTTGGACAAGATTACGAGTTAATAACAACGATAGATGAATTACAAAAAGAACTTAAAGACAATAAGGACAAGCTTAAAAATAAGGAAATAGCAGAAATAAGAGCAACATTTTTTGCAAGGAAGATAAAGGAAATAGAAGACATTATAAAAAAATCAGAAGAAAGCAAAGAAAACTATTTTATCACTTTTGAAAAAATAAAAAATGTACTACTCGCGAAAACAGTTCAAACAAATAGTACAAAATAAACTTATTAATTAAACATAACTAAATAAATAATAGCACAGAAAATAAAAAAATGCAAGGGGAGTAATTGAAAAAATGTCAGAAACATTAGAAGAATTAGAAGAAAAATATTTTATGTTAGAAATGCAAGATACGTGGAGCAGTAGAGATTATAAATATGCTGATGAATTAAAAGAAAAAATTAAGAAATTGAAAGGAGAAAATTAAATGATAAAGGGCTTAATAGAAGTAAAGCAGTTACCTGTAATAGAGGAACAATTAAGAAGTGTAAGTACAGTTATAGATGAAAGAGTGAAAAATGCAACAAGTTTAGTATGTACAGAAGAGTCAGTAAAAACAATAAAAGAAATAAGAGCAGAATTAAATAAAGATTATAAAGAATTTGAAAACAAAAGAAAATTAGTAAAAGAACAAGTATTAAAACCTTACAATGATTTTGAAAATGTCTATAAAGAATGTATATCCGATAAATTCAGAAATGCTGATATAATTCTAAAAGGGAAAATAGATAATGTTGAAAATGAATTGAAATCAAAAAAAGAAAAAGAAATAAAAGATTACTTTGAAGAATATAAAGAAGCAAATAATATTGATTTTATTACATATGAACAAGCAAGAATAAATATAACATTATCAGCAAGTATGAAAAGTTTAAAAGAACAAGCAAAACAATTTATTGACAAAATAGTGGATGATTTAAAACTAATTGAAACACAAGAGCATAAAACAGAAATATTAGTTGAATACAAACAAATATTAAATGTATCACAAGCAATAACAAGTGTGACAAATAGATTTAAGGCTATTGAAGAAGAAAAGAAAAAAATAGAACAAGAAAAAGAACTTCAAAAATTTGTTGTGGATACTGCAAAAGAGTCAGACAAGTATAGTGAACAAATAATATTAATTTCACCATCCGTAGAAGAAAAAACAGAAGAAATTTTAACTTTAAAATTTACAGTAAGAGGGACAAGAACAAAATTAAGAGAATTAAAACAATTTTTAGAAAGTGGAGGCTACGATTATGAGTAATGAAGTACAAAAAAATAATGAATTAATGGTCAAATTTGATATTGACGGAAATGAAATAAAATTAACACCAAGCATAGTGCAAGAGTATATAGTAGGAACAGACGCAAAAATAACAAATCAAGAATTTAAGTTATTTACAGAACTTTGCAAAGTTAGGAAATTAAACCCATTTTTAAGAGAAGCATATTTAATTAAATATAAAGCAGGAGTACCTGCACAATTAGTAGTGGGAAAAGATGCAATTTTAAAAAGAGCAGTACTCAATCCAAATTATGACGGAATGGAAAGTGGAATCATAGTCCAAAAAGAAGATGGAAGTGTAGAAGAAAGACAAGGAACATTTAGATTAGGAAATGAACAACTTGTAGGTGGTTGGGCTAGGGTATTTAGAAAAGACTGGACACATCCTACATATTCAAGTGTAAGTTTTAATGAAGTAGCACAAAAAACAGGACAAGGACAATTAAATTCAAACTGGGGAAGTAAAGGAGCAACAATGGTTGAGAAAGTTGCAAAAGTAAGAGCATTAAGAGAAACATTTGTTGAAGATTTAGCAGGAATGTATGAAGCAGAAGAAATGCAACAAGAAATTCCACAACAAGAACCTATTGAGGTACAAGCTGAAATAGAAGAACAAACAGAAAATACAAAAGAGGTATCAATGAATGAACTATAAAATTATATCAAGCTGTAGCACAGGAAATGCAACAATAATAAAAGACATAATTTTAATAGATTGTGGAGTTACATTTAAAAAATTAGAGAAGTATTATAAGAAACTAAAAATAGTACTTCTAACACACATACATTCAGACCATTTCAAAAAAGAAACAATTAAGAAATTAGCACAAGAAAGACCAACTTTAAGATTTGCTTGTTGTGAATGGTTATTAAAACCACTTTTAGAATGTGAAGTTGAAAGAAAAAATATAGATGTACTTCAAATTGGCACTAAATACGATTATAAACTATTTAAAATTGTACCAATTAAATTATATCATGATGTACCACAATGTGGCTATAGAGTGCTATTTGATGATTATAAAGTAATCTATATGACAGATACAAAAACAGTTGAGGGAATAAGTGCTAAAAATTATGATTTGTATCTTGTTGAAGGTAATTACGATGAAGATGAGATAGAAGAAACAATAAAAGAAAAACAACAAGACTGCAAATATGTATATGAATTTAGAGCAAAAGACAGCCATTTAAGTAAACAACAAGCAAGTGAATTTTTATTAAATAACATGGGAGAAAATTCAGAATATGTGTTTATGCACGAACATGTAGAAAGGTAATCAAAAATGGAATTTGAAAAATTATATATGTTTAATCCTTTTACAATTCAAAATGCAGATAGTCAAAAGATAGCGGATACATATACAAAATTACAAAATGAATTAAAAGAAGATCCAGATACAGGATTTGAAATATCAAAAAACATAGAAATATATGCAAATATGAATTATCTAATAGGGGAAATGATAGCAAGACTACAACAAGAATATGACACGCTAAAAACAGATATATCAATACAAGAAAATAAACAAATCTATATGCAAAGGAAACAATGGCAAGAGACACAAAAAGAAAAGCCACCAGCAATGAGTTATTTTGAAGCTATGGCAAAAGAGTTTGTAAAAGATGATAGCAAGAAATTAACAGAATTAGGCTCTAGGCTGTTTAGATTTAAAAAGGCGTATGAGAGCATAGATAGTAAACAAAATGCCCTAAAAAAGAAAATAGAAGCAATAAGATATGAAATATAGAACATTGGCACTAATAGAAGTTTAGAGACAAGCAAGGAGCCTAATTTATTAGTGCCATGACCCCCGAAAAGAGGTAAAAAAATGATAGTAACAGATTTATCAAACAGTTTTAATCCAGTACCTAAAAAAAAGGCAGAAAAGAAAAAAGAAGTTACAACAATTAAAAAGAAAAGCAAGAAGTTAGCAAAGCTAGAGAAAAACAGATTTAGCATAATAACAAAAGACTTAGAACATTGTTATTTATGTGGAAGTAAGAAACAAGACTTTCACGAACTAATAGAAGGTAAAAATAGACAAGTTAGTATGAAGTATGGATTAGTAATACCAATTTGCCGAAAATGTCACGAAATAGTGACAAATGATAAAACTTTACAGGATAAATTGCATAAAGTCGCACAAAAAGAGTTCAAAAAGCATTACAAGTCAGAAAACTTTATACAAGTATTTGATAAAAATTATTTATAAAAATTAGGAGAAATGAAAATGGAATTTAGAGTTGGAGATAAAGTAAAAATAATAAGTAAAAAAAATGGTGATCAATATACCACTTATGGAGTAGAAAAAACATTCACAAAATCAGATTTAGAAGACGGAGATAAATGCACATTAAAGAATGGACAAGTTATATTTGTTGATAAGACTTCAAATTATAGTTTTGACAGCATTGATGCACAATTAAAATACTTTAATGATGACGTAAGTATTGTAAAAGTAGAAAGACCAGTAAAATATGAGACACTATTTGAAAGAGAAGAAGAAATACTAGACGAGACAGAAAAGAGATATTTATCAAACGTAATTAAACCTTTTAGAGACAAGGTAAAAGCTATAGAAAAAGTTTCATACGCTAGAGAGTTCATAAAAATATATATAAAAGAAGATGAACTTACCATATTACCATATTTTGAAAAAGGTACAATGTACAAAGGAATGAAAGAAAATAAAGAATACACATTAAAAGAATTAGGATTATAACAACAGGGCTAGGCAACAAAAAACTAGCCCTTTATTTTACGAAAGGAGAAGTTAAATGGCAAGAAAGAGAATGATAGACCCTAGTATATGGCAAAGTGAAGATTTTGGGAAATTATCAAACTTAGCAAAAATAGTATTTATTGGTTTATTTTCTCTTGCAGATGATGAAGGTAGAGGTAGAGCAAATCCAATGTATTTAAAGTCTAATTTATTCCCTTACAATGAAGATATGAGAAGTGCCGACATAGAAAAAGCCTTATTAGAAATAAGTTCTAATATGTCCGTAATTTTCTACTCTTGTGACGGAAGTAGTTATTATAGCCTTTTAAGTTGGTATACATTTCAGAAAATAGAAAAGCCTACAAATAGCAAATTACCTGCATTTGATGAAAATAGCAAGGAAATTCACCGACTATTCGCCGAAGCCTCACCGAAAGGTAGCCGACCAGTTGTGCCTAAAAAAAAAGAAGATAATAGAAAAGAAAAAGAAGAGAAAAGAAATGAAATAAAAGATATTTACAATTCTGTTTGCACAAAATTGCCACAGGTTCAAAAATTGACAGAAAATCGAAACAAGGCTATAGACAAATTTCTTGAAGAATTTACGGAAGAACAGTTTAAAAACATATGCGAAATAGCTAATTCAACAGATTTCCTTATAGGAGAAAATGATAATGGCTGGAAAGCAAATTTTGACTTCCTTATGAGGACCGACAAAGCAACTAATGTATTAGAAGGGCGATATAATGATAATAAAAAACAAAATGATAAACCTAAAAATGCAAAAAATTATGAACAAAGACAATATGACAATTTAAACAATTTCTATGCAAACAAAGGAGTGTGATAAAAATGGAAATGATAGCGAATAAAATAAAGATAAGAAAAGTAAAAGCGTGGGCTATATATTTTGACTATGAAGGTAAAAAATTCTTATTGCACGAAAGTTCAGATTGTTACGAAAGTTCTACCACATTATATGAGAGAGTATTAGAAAATGGAAGATATAAATTAGAAACAATACAGAGCTATTATGGAAAGATTATAACTTTAAACTATTTTAGCTCAAAAGCAGGAAGAACATACAGTCAAGTAGATACGGAAAAATTCTTAAGAAAGCTAGTATATAAAGAATTGGTCCAAAATAAAAAAGTAAGTAATGAATTGCAAAAAATAGAACAGGAAATAGAAAAATATAAACAAATAGAAGATTTTTGCAGACGCAAAAGGATAGAACTAGAGTACGAATTATTTAGATAGGAGTGTGATTAACAAATGAATACAATAACATTTATGACAAGACATAAGAGTTATAAAGATATGCAAGAGCATTTAAGTGAAAGACATAAGCAAATATTAGAGATATTAGAAAATAAAGAAATGACAACAAGGGAGATAGCACAAGAATTATATAAAAAGCACTACACAAATACGGCAGACGTAAACAATGCGAGACCAAGAATAACAGAGTTAGAAAGTTTAGGTTTTGTAACAACAGAAAAAACAAAGAAATGTAGCATTACAAACAAAGAAGTTGCAGTATATAGATTAACAACAGAAATAGAAAAAATGATTCTGGAAAATGAAAATCATATACCAAGTTATTAGGAGGAAATTATGGAAGAATATGAAGAATATTTTAGATATCTCAAAAACTTAGTTCATAATTTGAACAAAGAACAATATAAACAACTTGAAGAATTTTTAGGAGATATGGCAGAAAACATAGACGGAAGTACAACGCTAAAAGAAATAGAAAAATACATAAAGAGATATAAAGCAAAAAATAAGATATTATTTATAACATTTAAAACAAAGAACAAAAATAAATTGGCACATATTTGCAAATATATAATTGAACTAGAATGGAGCAATGAATGGGCACTGGCAGTAGCTAATCAACATACACCAACAATATTTGGTTGGTTCGATTAGGAGGTAGTTATGCAAGAAAAATGTAGTAAATGTAATAGTGAAAAATTATTTGTAGAAATACAAGGAAATAGAAGAGGCTTGTATTGTGGCAAATGTGGAAAATGGCAAAAATGGATTACAAAGCAAGAATTACAAATAGCAAAGTTTAAAGGATATATAATTTTAGGAGGTAGTTATGATAATAGTAAGTCAAGATAAATGTGCAATAGTAAATTTGGATAATATAAAAACTATTGAATTAGATAGAGAAACAGATTTTAAATCAATAATAATATTTAGAGAAACGAATGAGGTAGAAACAGGAGTGTGTGGTTTGTTTATTGGACATTATGCAACAAGAGAAAGAGCAAAAGAAGTATTACAAGAAATAATAAAATCTTATAGATATTATAGAACAGCTGAATGTGATGGATATACCAATGTATTACAAGAAACAGCAGTTTTTGAAATGCCAAAGGACTAGCTTATGCAACAAATAAAAAAGAATACACTATGTTATTACTGTCTAGGCTGTAACAAACAAGAAGATACAGACTATAAGCCAGTAATGAGATGTAAAAACTTTATACAGGGTATTGAAAATTGGCAAGAAAAATTACGAGAGGAGCTAAAGAAAAATGGCAATAAACAGTAAAAAGAAACGGAAGTGCAGGAGAAAGAGAATTGGCTAATAAATTAAAAGAATACGGTTATAAATGTAGAAGAACACAACAGTTTTGTGGGAATACTGGACAAGCAGATGATGTAGTAGGACTTGATTATATACACATCGAAAGCAAAAGAGTTGAAAGGTTAAATATAGATAAAGCAATTGAACAAGCAGTAAGAGATACAAAAGACAATAAGTTTCCTACAGTATTTCACAGAAAAAATAGAAAAGATTGGTTGGTAACAATGAGGCTAGATGATTGGATGCAAATGTACAACGAATATTATTCTGGTAGAAAGATAAAAGAATATGAGAATACCGAAGATAATAAGTAAAGATGGACATGAGTACATATTGATACAGCAATGCAACCAAAATATGTATCTATACAAAGAAATGATATATGGTTACAAAGAATGTTTTAAAGCCGATGAATTAAGTCTCATAACAAACAAAATAGCAAGAGGTCGCCCACCAAAATATAGATAGAAAAGAGAATAAAGGAGAGAAGTATGAAAATATATGATAAGAGAATATATAAAATAAGTGAGTGTATAAGAGTAGTGATAATAGTAATAGTGTGTTTCATGATAGGGTATGTATGTGGAATATTAGCAGGGGATAAGTCAGAGGAGTTAAAGAATAAAGACATAGAAATAGAATCGCTAAAGGATACTGTGTATATGTTAAGAAAGGAGAGAGAAGAAGTATGAGTGAGATAGAAGTACGGAGAATATGTAAGAACTAATAAAGGAAATATAGGACAAGTTATAGGAATATTTAATGGGCATTGCCAAGCAAAATATCATATTCAATTTCAAGGAAGAGTAAAAGTTAAAAGACAATACTTATCTACTCATACCATTATAAACCACAGCAAACAACTAATAGATTTAATAGAAGTTGGAGATATAGTAAATAGATATAAAGTAATAAATGTGATAAATGAAGAACCTTGTCCAAGTGGAAAATGTATAGATATAGATAGTAGCAAAGATAGTAGCGAGTGTACTTTATGGGAAGAAGACATAAAAACAATACTAACAAAAGAGCAATACTTGGCTAATTGCTATAAAGTAGGAGGAGAAGATGAGTAGAGAAATAAAGTTTAGAGGAAAAAGAATAAATAACGGTGAATGGGTATATGGTTATTTATCTTTTAATTTTAATCGTGCAGATGAATATGTACCATTTATAAGCTGGAAAGATGATAGATATTTATGGCGGTATAGGAGAACAAGAAGTAGACATTAAGACAATAGGACAATATACAGGACTACACGATAAAAACGGAAAAGAAATATATGAGCGGAGATATAGTAAAAATAACAGGAAGCAAAGAAATAGATATTGGAAAAGTTATTTATGAATACAATGGATTTATTGTTGATGTTATGAATATGGATAGATTTTATGGAAGAGTTCATCTTTTAGAAAAATTTACAGAAGTAATTGGAAACATCTACGAAGATAGCGAATTATTAGGAGGAGAATAGATATGTTAAAAATAATGATAATAATAAATTTAATACTGCAAACTTACTTAACTATAGAAATAAAAAGAGAATTTAATGTATTAAATATTACTACAATATTTTCAATAATAATGTCAATTATATTAATTTTTAAAATTTAGTAGTAAAGGAGCAAATAAGGTATGAGTAAAGAGGAAATATCTAAAGAAACAAAAAATACTTTACAAAATTGTTGGGTTATGACAACAAATCACGAACTAGATAATGAAAATAAAAAATTAAAAGAAGCTATAACTGAAATATTAGATAAGACTATGACTTCAACAGAAAAAAGCGAATATTGGTATAAGTATTATATAGAACATAAACAATACAATGATGATTTAGAATATAACAAAAAAATATTAAAAGACTGGTCAAATACTTTAAAAGGCATGGGCAATAGAAATTATCCTTATTGCTACGCTATTGATAGAATTTTAACAGAGCTGGAGAGGAGTGATACATAGTGAAAGAAAAAACAGCAGATGAAGTTATATTAACACCGATGTATAAAGGCGAAGTATATAAATATCATGAATGCTCAAATTGTAAAAAAGAAATATATTTTAAAGAAGATATATTTCAACCATTTCATTTTGAAGAAAATATAAAATACTGTCCATTTTGCGGAAAAGAGATAATAAGATATGCAGAGCCTAAATTTATAGAAGAAATAAAATGGGATTGGTTAGATGAGTACAAAAATATTGTGGAAAAAATGTATAGAGAATTAGAATATATAATTTATTGTAAGCTAGATAAAGAACAAATAGACGAATTAGAAGAAAAGTCTGCAAGAGGAATGGAATATTTTGGACAGGATAGATGGTCATTTCCATATAGTAAAGGAACTATATGCGACATAATTCATCGAATAACAAGAACTAAAGTACATTATACGGAGAAACGAAAACTTGAAAAAGAGTTTGGAGGTGTTTTAAGTGAAAGAATGTAATTTTATACAAAAAGATGATTATGATTATATTATATATGAGTGCAGCAATTGTAAAGAAGAGTGGTATTTTGAATATGGGACACCAGAAGATAATAGCTATAATTATTGCCCTAAATGTGGAGCAAAAATAGCAAAAGTTATTGAACTAGAAGAGGAGGACGAGTAGTGGAAAATAACATTGAAGAAGCTATAAAAATAATGGAACATTGGATAGAATACGAAAAAAATAATAAAGAAAAAATAAATAGAGCTGATGAATTAATAAATATTCAAGAAACAATTTTATCGGCATATAAAAGAGTATTAAAAGAAAAAAATAGATTAGAAGAACAAGTAGAATACGACAAGACACATATTTATACACCACAGACAATTAAGTTGAACTTCATTTCTAAATCAAAAATAAAAGATAAGATAGAGCAATTAAAAGAAAAAGAAGAAAGTGATTTAAGGTGTTATGGATTCGCAGTAGATACACATTTAGCATTGCAAACTTTACAAGAATTATTAGATGGTAACGACACAAATGTCGGTAGCATAGGAAATAGTATAGAAGAAGAAATTGAAACATTAGAAGAATTAAGAACACATGGATATGCTATGTTATTAATGAAATATGAAGATAGAATTAAAACGAATAGAAAAATAGACCAAGCATTAGAACATATCGTATCAGACTATAAAAAAGTATTAAAAGAGAATGAAATATTAAAGGAAGAAAAAGAACAAGCTTGGGAAGAATGGAATAATTTAGAACAAGGAAGTTATGGAACAGAACAAAAATTAAAACAACAAATTAAAGAATTAAGAAAAGAGAATGAAGAATTGATATATGCTAGAAATTGGTATTTTGAACATACAGTTGGCAAAATATGTACTCCAGAAATGCTAGATAAGATTTTAAGAAACGATTATATTCCAAAATCAAAATTAAAAGATATAATAGACAGAATTGATTATGATATAAAAAAGACTAAAGAAATAATATCAAAAAATACAAATATCAATGCAAGTTATCGAAAAAATGATTATCAAATAGTAAGATTAAGAGCAATGAACACAAAATCTTTAGATATAAAAAATAGATTACAAAAATTACTGGAAAGTGAGGAATAACAATGAAATTATATGAAAGAATAGAAAACAATAATTTTGATGAAATAGACAAAAATAGAGCAATTGAATTAATTGAAGGTGGAAATGGACATTTAGTTTATAATGAAAATTATTTTAAACTACAAAAAGAAAATGAAGAATTAAAAAATAACATAAGAAAAAATGAAAATGAGTTAGAATTTGATGTTAATTGTGACTGGATTGCTTTACAAAAAATGTTAGACGAATCTGAAAAAAGCAATGAATATATATCATACAAGAATGAAAAATGGATAAAAGAAAAGTATTGTATTCCAATTCAAAAAATAAAAGCCAAAATAGAAGAATTGGACATAGCAATATCAGAATGTATATATTTAGACGAGGATGACGAAAAATACAAAAAAGCAGTTGAAAAAGACAAGTTATGCTTATTGAATCAAAAAAGAGCCTTACAAGAACTACTAGAAGGGAGAGAATAAAATGAAGTTTGTAAATTGGTTGATTATAAATAAAAATGGTATAAAAGGTGTTAGAAAAACAAGACCAGATTTAGCATATAATGAAATTGCTTGTAAAATACAATTAGATATTCCAAAAGAATTATTTGAGAGACCACAAATTGAGGCAATATTAAAAATAGACAATATTCCAAACAACGCTTACAATCCAGAAATTATAGTAAACACAAAAGATCTAATAGAGCAACAAACTGGAGCTAAAATAGATTTTAAAATATTACCAATTGAGGAAGACAAGCTATGACAAAAGAACAAGCAGTAGAGAGATCAAATAAAATTATAACAACAAAATTTAATAATGATTATTCAATAGATAATGTAGATAAAGAAGCAATAGAAATAGTTTTATCTATGCTAGAAGAACAAGACAAGACAATTGATTTAATGTCAGAAACAATAAATAATCATGATATAGACGAAGATGTTTGTAAACAAATGGGGCAAAAAGCAAATTGTAATGAATATGAAGATGCAAAAGAGTGTAAAGAGTGTATAAAACAATATTTTATAAATAAAGCGAAAGAAATCAGATAATCTGGAGGTACATGTAATGGATAAAATAGAAATGGTTATGATAAATGGAGATACAGTAGTAAAAAAGCAGTTTGAGATATTAGATAAAGATGGAGTTATAAGTTTTGAGTTAGGCAAGTTAACATTAGCAGTCAGAAAAGAAGATCTAAAAAAATATTTGTAGGAGGTACAAAAGATGCAATACATAAAAGAAGACGTTGAAACCATGTTAAAGGATCACTTAAAAAATCAAGCAAAGCTGACGGAAATACAATTAAAAAAAGAAGAATACGAAGAAAGATTGGAATATGCTGGAACGGTATATGAGGAAACAGAAAACGAAATTATAGAAAATATGCAGTTAGCTGGACAAGCTTATGATAGCATACATAGTAATACAAACAAAGTATCAGATAAAGTGCTAAATACGGTAATGAATTACCATAGAGAAGAAAGACACATAAACAAAGAAGATAGGCAATTTTTACAAACCAAATTAGAAGAACTAAACAAATTGAAAGACGAGTTAGACAAAAAAATAGTAAGAGTTGAAAATATGATTAATCAACTATCAGCAGAAGAAAAGTTTGTTATAAAGATATATTATGTGGAAAAATCTAAATGGGATTATGTATCACAACAATACTGCATGGAGTTCCAAAAACCAAAATCTATAAACCAATTATTAAATATAAGAGACACAGCAATAAAAAGTATGCTTGATGTACTAAATATAGGTGAATAATGAAAAATTGTGATAAAATTTGGATGAAATTTAGTTTTGAAAGAGTTATAATTATAATAGAGAAAAAAAGATATAAACTTTTGCAGGGCTGAACATTTAATGTTTGGCTCTATTTTTCTATTAACGATACCTAGTAAAATGACAACTTAATTCAAAAAGTTTGGAGCTTTCCTGCTAAGAAATGCGTACCTAATAAGGTATATGGTGCAAGTCCATAGGTTGTCGCCAGGTTCTAGGTAGCCCCTAGATATGCGGAGTAAAAAATGGGGAAACCTTCGTTGAAAATAAAATTAAAATCCCCTACATGGCAGAGTAATTCAAACGGCTTTGAACACTGTCTTGAAAACAGTTGGAGCAGTAAAATGCTTGGGGCTCGACACCTCACTCTGTCGCCAAGTAAAATAGTATGTAATGATATAAAAAAGCAATGGGAGCAAAAGGTTGAGATATTAATTCCGACACAGGGAAGAGGAATATCAGAACTTCCAAGAGATTCGGCTCGTAAGCTAAAGGTTATAGGCTGTGTTGATACCAGAAATCCAAACGATACGAGGTAGCGCCTTGTATAATCCGGTATCATTACATAGTGTTTTATACAAAGGAAGTGTTGTATATGAGAGGTAGTATAATAGCAAACTACATAGACAATGAATATAGAAGAAGAAAATTTTATGAGAATAAGAAAAGACAAAGGTGTATTGTAGACGAGAAAAGACAATGCGATAAATGCAAATATTTTAATATATGTGAGGATAAAGATGAAATTTAAAATAAATAATACGGAATGGTTAATAGAAGAAGTAGATGAAGCCACAATTAATAACGAAATGAAAAGTGATGGAACATTAGGAGTAACAATATATAGAACTCAAACAATAATGCTACTAAAAGACCAAGCTAATATAATAAAGACATTGAAACACGAACTAACACATGTTTGGCTATATGAATACGGACATAATCAAAACGACGATAAAACATTCAGCTATGAAGATGTATGCGAAGTAGTTGCAAGTAGTAATGATTTTATAAATGAAGTAATAAAAGAATATGTACGGAGAACATAAATGAAGAATGACGATTTAATAATTTATAAGAAAGATAATAGAGAAATTATAGCTATAATTCCAATAATAAGAGGAGATAGACCAACAGTATTAAAAAAAGGTTATATGTCAGTTATAAAAAAATGCGATGAAAGAAATATATTAGGAGACGGAAAACATATCTATTTAGCTGAATAGAAAAATAAGATACAGACAAAAGAGGTGATTCAATTGACAAATGCACAGAAAAGATTTTGCGATGAGTATTTAATAGACCTTAATGCAACAAGAGCATATAAGGTTGCTTATCCAAAATGTAAAGAAGATGAAACAGCTAATGCAGCATCAAGCAGAATGTTAAGAAATGTTAAGGTTCAAGAATACATATCTGAAAAGCAAAAAGAAATAGAAAAAAGAACAGAAGTTACACAAGATATGGTAATAAAAGAATTAGCCAAAATAGCATTTTTAGATATAAGAAAATTATATACAGAAAATGGACAATTAAAAAATGTTGCAGATATAGATAGCGATACAGCAGGAGCAATATCATCACTAGAAACTTTAGAAAAATATGAAGGGTATGGAGATGACAGAGAAAAAATAGGAGATACACAAAAAGTAAAACTATTAGATAAAACAAAGGCTCTTGAATTATTAGGAAAACATTTAGGAATGTTTAAGGAAAAAGTAACAATTGATGGCAATGTTAATACAAATAATCCATTTTCAGGAATGTCAATAGAAGAACTGAGAAAGATATTGAATGAATAATAATTTAAAAGAAGAAATAAAAAAACAAGCACGTTTGGAATTAGCCAGACGTGATTTTTTTGAATATTGTAAATTAACTGCATCTGATTTTTACGAAGAAGAACGTAACTTTTTAAAAGATTTATGCTATCAATTACAAGATTTTTACAAGAGCGATGAAAAAGTATGTGTAATAAATATGCCACCAAGACATGGAAAGTCAAGAACTGCAGGAAAATTTGTAGAATGGATATTAGGAACTAATCCAAACGAAAAGATAATGACAGGATCATACAATGAGGATTTATCGAGTTCATTTGCAAAATCAGTAAGAGACACAATAGCTTCTGAAAAAACAGAAGGCGTAATCGTATATAATGATATATTTCCTAATACCAAGATTAAAGATGGCGAAGCTACACAAAAAAAGTGGGCATTAGCTGGAAGTAAGGTGTCAAATTATTTAGCAACGTCGCCAACAGGTACTGCAACAGGGTTTGGATGTACAATAATGATAATAGATGACCTCATAAAAAATGCTAAAGAAGCCTATAATGAAAATACATTAAAAAATCATATAGACTGGTTTAATAATACAATGTTATCAAGGACAGAAAATGGATTTAAGCTAATTATAATAATGACAAGATGGTCTAGTAATGATTTAGCAGGATATATACTAGAAAATTATCCTAATGTAAGGCATATAAACTACAAAGCAGTTCAAGAAGATGGTTCAATGTTGTGTGAAGATGTATTAAGTAAAGAAGATTATGAATTTAAGACTAAAAATATGAACAAAGACATTATATATGCCAACTATCAACAAGAACCAATAGATGTAAAAAATAGATTATATACATCCTTTAAAACTTATGAAAAATTACCACCAGCACACTATATTATGAATTACACAGATACAGCAGATGAGGGCGACGATTACTTATGCTCAATAGACTATCAAATGTATAACAGTGAATATTATATCTTGGATGTTATTTATACACAAGAGTCAATGGAAGTGACAGAACCAGCAGTAGCAGAAATGATGACCAAAGATAATGTAGGAAATGCGAATATAGAAAGTAATAATGGTGGTAGAGGGTTTGCAAGGAATGTGCAAAAAGAGTTAAAGGAGTTAAAGAATACTCACACAAAAGTAAATTGGTTTCATCAAGGAGAAAACAAAGTTGCAAGAATATTAAGTAATTCGACAGGAGTAATGAATAACATTTATTTTCCAATTAATTGGGAGGATAGATGGCCAGAATTTGCCAAACATTTAAAACATTATGTGAGAACAGGAAAAAATGAACATGATGATGCTGAAGACTGTTTAACAGGGGTATATGAAAATCCAAAACCTAAAAATACAAATATGACAATGACTAATAAGTCTTTTATAAATATGTAACATCTACTAAAAAGTAGGTGTTTTTTGATTGGAGGAAACAATGTTAAGATATAGTAAAGAAAGATTAGTGGAAGAAAAAAGTATAACAGATATATATTTTAAAACACAACTAGAATTAGATGTTAGAAAAGAATTATATGAGAATTTTAGAAGAAAATTAACAGATGAAGAACTAGCAAGTTTAGATGATGAAGATATAAAAGTACCACTTGAGAGATATATAAGTGTTATGTCTGCCGGTTATTTTGGAGGAAAAGCACCAACATATAAAGTAAAAGCATTTAATAAAGATAAAGACAAAATAATCAAAGAACTATTTAATCATGAAACTAATGACGAAAAAGAAATAATAGAAATAAAAGAATTAATTAAACATATAAATGACTATAATAATGATGCTTCACATTTTTTACATATGGTATTAGATTACTTAATAAAAAGAGCTTGCTATGAAATATACTATAAAGACGAAAAAACAGGAGAAATAACAATAGCAAGAAGTGATGCATTAGAAACTATCGCTATATGGGATTATTCAGCTAAAAAGAATTTAATAGGTATATACAGAATAATTCGTACATATATGGCAAATGGTGAATATCAACAAATGATAGAATTAACAACAGCAGATGGAAAAAGATATTATTACGATACACCTGAAAAAAGAAAAATATTTGGTACACCAGCGTATGAACAAAAATTTAAAGATGAACCATTATTTAAAGAAAACATAAAAGAACAACAACCTAAAAAATGGGACGATGATATACCAGCAACAGCAATAGAAAATTGCGATGGAATAGCAATTTTTGAACCTGTAATCAGTTTAATAAGAGCATATGAGAGATGTATTCAAAATTCAAGAAATGTATTTAAATATAATGATGAAGCAATATTGAAAGTTAGAGGATATACACCAGAAAATCCGATGATTATACAAAATGAAAAAGGCGAAGATATTATAAACCCTGCAAGACAAAAAGAAGATGAGTATGTATTAACAAGTAGAGTAAGATATCTTGATGGAAATAAAGATGTAAATAGTGATATAGCTTGGGTTGAAAAGAATGTAAACGATACGGCATTACAAAATCACAAAAAGACATTGATTGATATTATTTGTTTGTGTTCATTTTGCCCTAATATGACAGATTTAGGTTTTACACAAGCAGATAATAATGCAGCACTTGAAAAGAAATTCTTTAGTTTACAACAATATATAGCAACATTTGAAGGAGATTTCGAAGAAGGTTTAAAAAGAAGATGGAGAATAATATTAGAAAAATTCAATAAAGAAAAAGGTAAAACATATGATTTTAGAGATATTGAAATAAAACTAAATAGAAATTTACCTTCTGATGTAGCAACAATGATTACTAATGCATTAAAAATAAGAGGATTAGTAAGTGATGATACGGTCATAAACTTATTAGGACTTGATTTAGATGCAACAAGTGAGTTAGCAAAAATGGACTTACAAAATGAAGAAAATATTCAAAAGAATTTACAACAAATGCAAATGATGGGACAAGCAGGAGCAGAGCAAGATAATAAAGAAGATAAACAAGATAATAAAGTGACAGACTTAACAGACACACAAAAAGCACAAAAACTAACAGCAGATAATAAGAAAGAACAAACTAAAGTAGTTAATAAACAAATCAATAAAGAAGAATAGAGGTGTTTTATATGTGGGAGCAACATGACAAATATGTAAAACAATTAAAACAACTATACAATAAAACATCAAGACAAACACAAAACAGATTACAAGAACTATTTGATACATTTAATTTTACAACAGAAAATATCTACAATATTATAGATAATAAAACTAAGAAAAGAATAAATACATATATAGAGTCTTGGAAAGAACAAGGATTACTAAAAAATAATAATTACTTTACTGTATTAGCAAACAATATTTATAAAAGAACAAGAGTAAAAAATAGTGAAATATTAGAATTACTAATTTATAGTGCATATATAGAAGAACAAAGCAAACTTGAAGAACAAGAAAAACAAATAATGTATGAAGATGCCAATTATTACTATGAACAAGGACAACAAGAAGTAAATAAAAAGAAAAAGCCATCAATATTAGCGATGGCTTTATTTCTTGCATTATTAGATCAACCAAATTATAGTGGCTTTAATTGGAAACAGTATATTGAAGCTACAATGCAATATAATACACAACAATTATACAAACAGGCAATTTTAAATATACAACAACAAAGAGACCTAGAAATCAATTCTAGTGAGTTTCAAACGATAATAAACAGGCAAAATAATCAAAAACTTAATATAAATAATGACAAAATATCAGGGGCAGCGGATTTACAAATGATTGGATTAAATAATCTAGCAAAAGTAGAAGGAATAAAAGCTAACGCAGATGATGACGCACAAGTGGAATTTTGGGCAGTAACCGATGAACACAGTACCGAAATGTGCCAATCAATGAATATGATGCGATTTTATATTAATAAAGAGAATAAGTTTGATAGGTATTGGGGTAATAGTAAAAAAGATGTTAAGCTTATGCCAGTGAGAGTAAAAGGACTTGTCCCTGGTATTAACTTGCCTCCAATTATGTACTATTGGCACTGGTGCAGAAGCACAATAAGATATGTTCCACCAGTTGAAAAGCTAGGGAAAATAGAGTATAATCTTGATATACCTAAAATAAGTAAAGATATTAAACAAGTTTTAAGCAACACAAAATTAAATTCCAGTGTAAAAAGACTGTTTAATAAATATCTAACAGGCAACAATGCAAAAATAGATAATAACTTAAATGTTCCAATGAGATATAGTATTGATGATGATAAGATATATATAAATCCAAATCACTCAGATTTTAAATATTATGACTTATCTGAAAGTTTAACACATGAGATTATACATATGATAGATGTACGAAACAATATATCTGATAAATTGAATATAGATAATGAATTGAGAAGAGCAAGATTACAAATAGATGTAGATGAAGATAAATATATTAATCTGTTGTCAAGTAGCAAATATGAAGATAATATGACATTAAGTGATATATTTTCTGCCATAACTAATGGTAAAATAACTGGAAATTATGGGCATGATAATAATTATTGGTTAAAAGATAATACAAGAGTGGAGAAAGAATTATCAGCAAATATAATGTCAGCATGTTTAACAAACAATAAAGATACATTATATGTAATAGATAATATACAAGGTTTAAAAGAAATTAAAGAAAAGGTGGTAAAAGCATATCATGATTATACCAGATGATGTAAAGAATTTAATTCATAAATATATAGAACAAAAAGGCAAAAGACCATTGCCGTTTAATTATGATGAGTGGAATAGTTTTACAGAGTATAAAGAATATTTAGAAAAAGAATTAAAAAAATAGCACTTACTAACAAGTAGGTGCTTTTATTATGGAAAGAAGGTGAAAAAATGAACGATAGAGCAAAATATTTAGCAGTAGATGAAGAAAAAAACAACAGAATACAACATATAAGAGAATGTTTCTCAATTATCTATGATGAAATTGATTTAAAGTGCAAACCAAGTAGAGAAACATCATTAGCATTAACTAAACTAGAAGAAGCACAATTTTGGGTTATAAAAGGAGTAACAAGGGAGGATAAATAATATGTGGTTATTAGATTTAATATTAAGTATTAAATTACAAATGCCAACTTGGTATTGGATTATATTTACGGTAATTACAATATTTAGCCCAGCTATGTGGGTATTAAAATATAATTATGCAGAAGGATATATGAAAGCAAAGAATAAAGATAATAAATAAGTTATTAATATTTTAAAATTATAAATCAAAGAGCTAAGTCGACTAGCTCTTTTTTTTATGCCCTAGATATGGCTTTAAACTGTCTATTTTGTTTGGTTAGACTTCCGTAAAAAGTCAAAATAGTTTGGTTATAACTCAGCCGAAAAAGTTAAAGGAGGAATTTCATCATGGATAATAAAGATGAAGAAATGAAAAAAGATATGGAATCTACTGCCGAGAGTGTAGAAAAAGTTGAACCATCAAATGTCGAAGGAAATAAAGAAAAAACTTATACAAGAGATGAAGTAAACAAGATGATTAATGCTGAAAAGCAAAAAGAAAGACAAGCAATGTTAGAAGAAATGGAAGCCAAAAAAGCAGAGGCTGATAAACTTGCAAAAATGGACGAAGACCAAAAGAAGTCTTACGAATTGGAGCAGGAGAGAGCAAGAGCAAATAAGGCTGAAAATGAACTAAATGCTTACAGATTAAAAGACGAAACAATTCGTCAAGCAAATCAAAGAGGTATCTCATTAGGATATATAGATACTATTGATTTTTCAAGAGAAACTGCTGAAAGTATCAATTCAAAATTAGATATATTTGAAAAAGTATCAAAAGCAGATAGAGAAAAAGCAATAAATGAGTATTCTAAAGAACCTGCTCCTCAAACAGGAGATTCAATTGAAGGTTCTAAACCAGAAAGTCAAATGACTTATGAAGAACTTTGCAAATTATCAAAATATAAAAATTAAAAGAAAGAAGGTATAAAAAATGGCAGATTTTACAAGTACAGGAACATTTAACAAAAAATATTTTAATGAAAGAGCATTCGGTGCTTATTATGACACAATTCCACAAGAAAGATTAAATTTATTAATAAAATCAGGAGTATTACAAGGAAACAATAAAATAAGAGAAATGTTTGCATCACAAACTGGTGCTGAATATGGAATAATTCCAATGATAGGAAGATTAAAAGGCAAACCAGTAAACTATGATGGAAAAACAAAATATGATGAAGGAAAAACATTGCCAACATATAAACAAGGTGTTGTTGTTATTGGTAGAAAAGACAAGTTTTATGAAGATGACTTTACATATGATGTAACATCTAAAAAAGACTTTATGAGTCAAGTTGCAGACCAACTAGGAGATTACTGGGATAGCGCATGGGAAGATGTATTATTAATTATAACAAAAGCATTATTCTCAATGAAATCAGATGCAGGTAAAGTTTTTGCTTCAAAACACACATATGATATATCAGGAGAAACTGAGTCATCAGTAGCTGAAACAACATTAAATACAGCGTTACAAAAAGCATGTGGAGATAGAAGAAGAAACTTTAAATTAGCAGTAGCAAACTCTGTAATAGTAACAAATCTAGAAGGAAAAAAATTAGTAACAAACTTAAGATATAATGACCCAAATGGAATTGAAAGAGAACTAAATGTTTATACATGGAATGGAAAATTATTAATTGAATATGACGAAATAACAGAAGAAGAGGGAGACCCAATATATGCAAAAACTTCTGATAAAACTTTAACAGAAGGAAAAACATATTATACAAAAAGCGGAACAAATTATACAGCAGTTGCAGAACCTTCTGTTGAAAATATTGGAAACTATTATGAAGTTTCAGGATATGGAGATTCTAAGTATGTTACTTATGTTTTCGGAAAAGGAGCATTTGACTATGAAGACTTAGGAGCAAAAGTACCTCATGAAATGGATAGAGATGCTGATAATGATAGAGATTACTTATATGAAAGACAAAGAAAAGTAATGGCTCCTCATGGTGTTAGTTACTTAATGAAAAATCAAGCAACAGATTCACCAACAGATGAAGAATTAGCAGATGGAGCAAACTGGGATTTAGTAGTAGGTTCTGATGGAAATACATATAACCATAAAGAAATTGCTATAGCAAGAATAATCTCAAAAGGATAGAAAGGAAGGCAATAGATGTTAGAACAAATAAAGCAAAGATTAGGAGCAAATTATATTAAAGATACAGATAATATAATACAAGACATCATAGCAGATATGACTTCTATTGCCTGTGATGCTTCTAATCGTAAAGAAACTGATAATAAATTATTTCCATACATAAAAAAAGCCGTTATATCTGAATATAATGCTAGAGGTTCAGAAGGACTATTAAGTCGCAATGAGGGTTCTATTTCAAGTTCATTTAATGATATAGAAAAGAAATTAAGAATTGATGTTGCTTCAATAAGGATATTTAAGTAGTGTTATTACGAGATTTAACAAAAGTATATATATCAGAATACGAAGAAATAGAAGACCATGGCGAAATAGATAAAGTATGGAAATATAAAGGACAGGCTTGGTTAAATATGCAACAAGATGTCAACGAGTTAGATAGAAAATCTACTGGTGAAGTGGATTATAGTACATATAAAGGTCGTACGACTAGAAATTATGATATACAAAAAGGTAATGGAATATCATTTGAAGATATCTCAAAATTAGAGAAGTTTATTCCAGAATATAGAGTACTAGATAAAAATAAAATAGGAAGTACATATGTGTATAGAATGGAGAAAATACAATGATAAATTTCAATTGTAATATAAAAGTAAAACATAATTTTAAAAATATAGATGCTATAATTCAAAAATTACCACAAACTGCAAAAATAATAACAGAAGATGTATTAAAAAACATTAGAGGTTACGCTATAAGGTTGGAAAAAGGACATAATGAAGAAGGCATATTAGTCGAAATGATTGATATGTCAACCAAAGAAGTGAAAGGAAGGGTTTTTGCTGACCCTTCTAAATTTATGGCAAATGGAGCATCCTATTTGTTTTTTGAATACTTTGGGACAGGCGCTAATGCTGAGATGGAACATGTTGGAAAATCAAAACATTTTTTAGAGAGTGGTTACACAGAATGGTTTATTCCAGTAAGTAAAGTTGAAAAAGCATTGCCATACCCAGTTGTAAATATTCAAGGTATGGATTTTTATATTGCTCATGGAACTAAAGCAAACCACTTTATGGCTGATGCAAGTTTTGAAAGTAGAAATGAAAATACAGAAATAGTCAAGAAAAAATTAGATGAAATGTTGAAGGAGGTATGCAAATAATGAAAGATTTAAGTATAAAGGACTTTAGCGATTTAGTATATGAAAAGCTAGAAAATTTGTATAAGAATAAACCGATTTTAAGTAATCCAAATACAGAAAGTAAATTTCCTATATTGGAATTGCATACACCTTTGAAATCAGTAAATCTAACAGAAAACGCATTTCCTATTCGTTCTACATTTCAAATATCAATCACTTGTTGGAATGAAAAACAAAGACAAGCAATGCAAATGACAGATGAAGTTAGTACAAGACTTCAAGAATTAAATTTAATAAGGACTAATACCAGTCCTGCAGTATATGATCAGATACTGCAAAAATACGGTATAACAATAACTTTTGAAGTTCGTTTTAATTCTATAACGAGTTCTTTTAATTTTATAAGATAATAAGGAGGAATAAAAAATGCCAGAACCAAAAGCAAGTACATTAACAAAATTATTTCATGCTGATACTTTAGCAGATTTAAAAGATGCAACTAAAAGAAAACAAGTAGCTTTCGTGCAAAATATACCAGAATTTCTAAAGGCACCAGAAGGAATAACATATAGTGCTTTAGATATTCCTGACGAAAGACAAACAGAAGGAAGACAAAAAGCAGAAAATCTAGAAATAGAAATATTGTTTAAAGAAGACCAATATGATGAATTAAAAGCAGTTCAAACTGCTAAGACAAATGGATATTGGGCAATTCAATTACCGGAAGAAACAGCTACAGAAAGTGGAAAACCACTAACATGGTATTTTACAGGTACATGTTATATAGGAATGAGTGAAATTGCTATAGATGATATGTTAAAATCAAAATTAACAATCTATAGAAGTTCAGAAATAACAGAAAACAAAGGATTTCCCACAGCCTAGTTCTGCAAAATTGAGTGCTAGGAGCAGAACCATAAAGAGAACTAGCACAACAGAAAAAAATACTGAGAAGGCAGAATAAGCCTTCTCTCTTTTGCAAAGGAGAGAAAATATGATAATAGAAACCAAAAATAAAATAATTAATTTAGTAATAAAAACAAGAAAAATAGTAGAAATAGCTAACCTACTAAAAAATAAAAATTTTGAAGAAGCTTTTACAAAAGCTTATGCTATATGCGATATAGAAGCTTTGGCTAAAATTATATTAAAATTAGCAGAAACAGAAGATGAGAAAAGTGCATTTAATTCAATAGATGAAGTATATGATTTTATAGACGATTGCAGAAAAGAAGGAATAGTTGTAAATGATTTATATTTAAAGATTGCGGAGGCTTTGAACGAAGAGGGTTTTTTCAAAAAGAAAATGACCAAGAAAGAACTAAAAGAGTTGATATCAAATCCTTTATCAACAATGAATATGAACGAATTAGTTCAAAAATCGGCAGAGAATGCAATGAGCAAAATAGCAGAGGAACAATTCCAAGGTTTCAGGGGCTAAATGATATAATTTTAAGAATAAAAGATACAAATAATTTAATTGAATTGATTTATGCAACAGAGTCTTTGGCATATTATTTTAATATGAAACCGTTTGAATTTTGGAATAGTAGATATTCAGAAATCAATATTTATTGCCAAACTCATTTGGCTAAAAATGCTGACGATTTAAAACGTGAGATTAATTTACAGGAAGCGGTAACAAATAAATTAATAAGAGCAGATAGCTTATCGAGAAATCCAAAAATAATCCCTATTCGAGATAATTATAAAAATTTATTTCAAGATGAAGAAAAAGAATACATTCAGTCACCAGAAGAAATAACAAAAAAGATGAGACTTCTTATGATAAAAGAAAAAAAATAATTTTTTCGACAAGTTTCGACAAAAATACATGAATAAAAGTGCTATACTTCTTATATATAATATAATAAAAGGAGATATAGAAGATGGAAGATATACAAATAAAAACTAAATTCTGCAAATTTTGCGGTGAAAAGATTCCAGAAGATGCGGTTATGTGTACTCACTGTGGAAGACAAGTTGAACAATTAAAAGGAGAACAACCTCAGGTTGTAATAAATAATGCAAACACCAACACCAATATGAATAAGAATATTGGAGCAGTATCTGGTAGACCAAAAAATAAATGGGTGGCAATAATACTTTGTGTATTTTTAGGATTTCTAGGTGCACACAAGTTCTATGAAGGCAAAACAGGAATGGGAATATTATATCTATTTACTTGTGGATTATTTGGAGTAGGAATAATAATAGATTTTATAGCATTGTTATTTAAACCAAATCCTTATTATATATAAGAAATAAATAATAAAAATACTTACAAATGCAGGTGTTTTTTATTTAGCATCAGATTAAATCTGGTGCTTTTATTATGCTTAAAAAGAAAGAGGGTGAAAGTGTGACAGTAGAGGAAATTGAGATAATTGTAACAGCACAAGTAGAAGAGGCTTTAAAAAAGTTTCAAGAGTTTTTACCAGCTATAAAGCAAACAATAAGGCAAGCACAAGAGGCTTTTTCAAAAGTAGATACTAGAGCAATGACAAGTAAGTTACATCAAGCAGTTAATTTTATGAAAAAGAAAATGCAAAATTTAAAGAAAAGTTCTGAAAACAATGAAATAGCAATAAAAGTAAATAATAAAGATGCACAAAAACAAATATCTCAAGTACAAAAACAAATAGATAGTTTGCAAGAAAAAATAAATGCTCGACAAATGAAATTAAACGTAATAAATCCTCAGATTGATAAAATTGTGGATGATACTAGAAAAAGTGTAACACCAGAAGGAATAAATCCTAATGATAAAGCAATGGATACAACAGTGAATAATGCATTAGGAAACAATAAAGATTTTACAGTGTTAAATAATCAAGCACAAAAATTATATACTGAAATAGAAATGTATAATAAACAACTTAGTGAAGCAAAAAACAAAATGACACAATTAAAACAAGAAATAAATCAAACAGCAATTAGTCAAGGAAAATTGACTAGCTTTTTTAGTGGATTTAAACAAAAAATAGACCAAGTAAAGCCAAGCATATCAAAGATGAAAAACAGTTTTAAAGGTTTACCTAAAGTCACTCAAAATATAACTAATAATATAAAAGGAATGGGAACAGGTTTAAAAAACGGATTAGGACATGTTTTAAAATATGCAATGGCATTATTTTCATTAAGAGGAATTTATTCAATATTAAGTGGGTGTGCAAATGCATGGCTATCTAGCCAAAATGCAGGAGCAAAGCAATTAAGTGAAAACATAAATTATATGAAGTATGCTATGGGTAGTGTACTAGCACCAGTAATTCAATTTGTCACTAATCTAGTATATCAATTAATGAAAGCTATTCAAAGTGTTGCTTATGTATTAACAGGAGTAAATATATTTGCAAAAGCAAGTGCAAGTTCATATGCTAACATGGCTGGAAGTGCAAAAAAAGCGAAACAGGAAACAAAAGCGTTAGCAGGTGTCCATAGTGAAATAAATAATATTTCGGACAAAGATAATTCGGATGGTGGAAGTGGAGGGACAACAGCTCCTAGTTTTGATTTATCAAAAATGGATAATCAAATGATGGGATGGGTTGATAAGATAAAGAAGAAGCTCTTACTATTATTTAAACCTATACAAAAATCATGGAGTCAATATGGTAAACCATTACTGAAAAGTATGGAATATGCATTTAACAGCAATATAACACTAATAAAAACAATGGGAAAAAGTTTTAAAGAAGTATGGCTAAACGGAACGGGCGAAAAAACTTTAGGCATATATTTTCAGGCGTTGACATCCATATTTAATATTATAGGAAATATAAATACTGCGTTTGCAAATGCATGGCAAAACAATGGTGGGACTGAAACAATACAACAATTGTGGAATGGGTTTAATAATTTACTTTTAATAGTTCAAGATTTTTATAGAACAATAGAAGAGTGGACTTCAAGCGAAAATTTTCAAGAGTTTGCAAATTCAATAATTGGAATATGTGAAACACTATCAGGATGGTTTGAATTAGTAACACAAAAATTAAAGGAAATATGGGACAATGGAGGAAGGGAAACTTTTTCTAAATTATTAGGATGCATTTCTAAATTAGTTACGGCCATAAGTTCGATAATATCTTTTTTATCCCCGGTAATAGAATTTGTATTAAATATAGTTACCCCAGCAGTAACAGAAATAATTAAAGTTATTGGCTATGTGATAGATGCACTATCTGGTTTATTAGATTTTATAATAGGAGTATTTACAGGCGATTGGGAAAGAGCATGGAATGGAATTAAAGAATTTTTTATAGGTATATGGAATGCTTTAAAAACTGCAGTAGCAACAATACTTAATATTATTAAAGATAGTATAGTGTCCGTATTAAATGTAATAAAAAATATCTGGAATACCGTATGGAGCTGGATAAAACAGTTAGCAAATACAATATGGAATGGAATAAAGACAATAATATCAAATGCAATAAATGGAATAAAAAATACTATTTCAAACGTACTTAATGGAATAAAAAATATCTGGAATAATGTATGGAATGGGTTAAAAACTACAGTAACCAATATATTTAATGGAATATGGAACACAATAAAAAGAATTATAAACTCTATTTTAGGTGGAATCGAGGGTATGGCAAATGGCGTTGTAAAAGGAATAAATAAGGTAATATCAGTAATGAATAATTTAAGCTTCGACATTCCAGATTGGGTTCCAGGAATGGGCGGAAAAAAATTTGGATTTAACATCGGCTATATGAGCGAAGTATCATTACCAAGATTAGCAAAGGGGAATGTTGCTTATGAAAAAACACTAGCAATTTTCGGAGAATATGCAGGAGCAAGCAATAACCCAGAAATAACAACCCCACAAAATATAATGAGAGAAACGTTTGAAGATGTTTTATCAAATTATAATAACGAAAATAGCGATAGACCTATAAATCTTACAGTAAACGTAGGAAGTACAAAACTAGGACAAATATTATTAGACAATTTAAGAGATATGAAAAGACAATCAGGAAAAGACATAGAAGCATTAGTAGGAGGATAAAATTATGTTATGGAAAGAACATGGAGATACGGGAAATTTACCGACACCGTCAACATATAGTGCAGACATAGAAGATACAGACAAAGACAGTTATTCTTCTATTGTTGATGGTTCTTTAATAGATAATCCCATAGCTGTAGGAATGTTAAAGCTTTCTATGTCATGGGATTTTAACACAGAAGAAGAAGCAGAACAACTTATACAAAAGACATATAAAAACCCATTTATATTGGATGTTAAAGTTCCAGTAGTAAATGGAGGTTTTTTAGAAAATGCAAAGTTTAGAGTATCAAAAAGAAAAGTCGAAATGATAAGTACAGAAAAAGAAACGAGTACTTCCAAAACAAAATGGAAGTGCTCTTTTAATTTAATGCAAAAAGAATTAACAGAAGCACAAAAAACAGCGGTAGAGGGGGCAAATAGTTAATGTATAGTACAAGTAATAACTATAAGTCTAAAGTATACAATGTAACTCATTTATTAAAAGTATACATAAATGACACGGAGATAGATTCTAAATATATATTAGACTGTAAACCCTCGAAAAAAGCTTTCTCAAGTGATGAGTTTGCATTGGGCTGTATAGAAGCACAAAGCATAGAACTAAAATTATATAAATCAGTAATACCTGCAACTATAAACAAAGTAGAAATCAAGAGTGGAATAACAGGCGAAATAATACCTGTTGGAGTATTTAATGTGGATGATATAAGCAAAGAAGACGATTACACAGTAACATTTAAATTACGCGATAATATGATTAAATTTGAATTTAATTATAATGGAAAAACACTAATAGATAGTAATAATGGAAAAGCAAAAATAATACAGGTACTACAAGACTTATGTACAAAAGCAGGAGTAGAACTTCGGTTCTACTTCTTTTTTAAACATGAATAAGGAAATAGCAGTGTACGACAATACAGTATCAGCAAGAATTTATTTAAGTTATATAGCAGAACAAGCTGGTGGAATAGCAGTAATAGGTAGAGATGGAAAACTATATATAAAAACAATCGGAGAAAGTTCAGTTACACTTCCATTAAAGTTATTTAAGACTTTTAAATGGGGAGAAAAATTTAAAATAACACGTGTAAGGTATGATGATGGAATACAACTATTTGAAAAAGGAGATACAACAGGCAATACAGTTTATATCAGCCAAGACAATATGTACATAGTTGATCAAGATCAAATCAATAATATTTATAACACATTAAAAGGACTAGAATTTTATAGTTTTGAGGGCGAAAGCATAATAGATCCAGCACTAGATACAGGAGATATCGTTGTTATAGATGGTAAAAATGTAATATACCAAGGTTCAATGCAATTTTCAGGACGTTGGATTGCAAATATTGAAAGCAAAATACAATGTAAAGCAAAAGAAGAAACAACTACTAGAACACCATCACAAAGAACTATAAACAGAAGAGTGGAGTCAAATATTAATCAGATAGATGGAAAAATAACTCAACTAACCGAAGAAACCACAGAGAACACACAAAAGATAACCAAAGTAGAGCAAGACGTAAATGGAATAACCAGTAAAGTATCATCAGTAGAGCAATCAGTAGAGAACATAACAAAAATAGAAGGTACAGCAGAAGGAAAGAACATATATATAGATGATGCATCTGCGGAACCATTAATAGATATAATGCTAGAGGGCGAGAGCCAACAGGCAACGAGAAGTGGGAAGAACAGAGCAAATCTAACTCGTGATACGTTTACAAACAATGGTGTAACATTCACAAATAATGGAGATGGAACATATACGTTGAATGGAACTGCAACAGCAGGAATGGATAATAATTTATTACTTACTGAAAAACATTTTGAAGTTAGTCCAAACAATTTCTATAGATTGTCAATAAAAGAGTTTAATGGAAGTATGTCTGGCAATGGTTTTGCCTTAGCTAATCTTAAAATTGAAGAAAAAATTACTTGGGGGTGGATAGGTAGCACCACACACGCAAAAAAACCAGAAGCTATAGGCACAATCGTGATGATTAATTATTATATTGGACAAGGAGCAATTTTTAACAATTATAAAATTGGTATACAAATGGAAGTTGTAGATAGTGCAACAGCTGGAGCATCATCTTGGGAACCATACGGAGCAAGCCCTAGCCCAGATTATCCGAGTCCAATAAAAAATGTAGAGGGAAGGAACAAGTTTAATTATTTATGGTTTGATACTACAAAAGAAGTAGATTGGACTGCTTATCAAAGCATAACAAGTCTAGCTAAAGCAATTCCTATATTTATAGGTAAAGGTAAGGTTGCTACTTTTAGTTCAAATGTTCCTTTGTTGTCTGGTGATAATTTGCTATATGCAATTAATGATTTAACGAAAAGTTCAGGTGCATCTTTTGCATTGGGAAAAACTCAAACAGTAGAAGCTAACAATGAAGGATATGTTTATGTGGGGTATATTAAATCAAAAACTAATTATAATAAAGTTAAAGACGGAACTTATTATGTCCAAGTGGAAGAAGGCACAGTAGCGAAACCTTATGTACCTTACAATTCGCTTGAATTTAAGGATGAAGGGGAAAATTTGTATAATGATAACATTGATGATTATAGTAAGCCAATAGATTATTGGATTTGCCCTGTTGCATTAGAACAAGGAGAAACTTATAAACTTTCTGGAAAATTAAAAGGAACTAAAATGACAGGTTGTGTCGTTGCAGTTGTTCCTTATGGAAACAGTTATAGTGAGTTCAAAGATGTTATTAAGCCTTATATAGCATTAAATACTGCAGGAGTTGTATCTAACAGAACGATAACAGTAGATTCTAGTTTTACTTCTCCCAAGTTAGTTATATATGCAAATAATAAAGAAATCTTTAAAAGTATATTTGAAAATTATGAAATTCAATTAAACAAAGGCACAGTAATGAGACCTTACAAACCATACCAAGGACGAAAAGAATATTTTCCACTATCAGAAGGGCAAAAGTTATATGAAGATTCTTATCTGACAAATGACGGAACACATCACACAAGGAAGCAGTATACTTTTACAGGAAATGAAGAGATTGTATTAGGTAATAGACAACACGAAAATTGTGCATGTTTCTACATTAATAATCAAAGTCTTATCAACAAGCAAAATAATTATATAACTAAAGAAGTGTGTAGCCATTTTGTCTATGATAGTCTAGCATATAAGGAAAATAGAGATGTAGAATGCGTTACAGATAATCTGTGGGCTCCTCATCGATTAATAATATTTCAAATCTTAAAAACTAGATTGACTTCAATTGATGTAACAGGTTTTAAAGCGTACTTATCAGAACAATACGCAAATGGCACACCAGTAATTGTAGAATACGAGCTAGCCGAAGAAGAAATAGTACCTTATACAGAAGACCAAAAAGAAGCGTGGGAGAAATTAAGACATTTTACATTATTTAGAGGTATTAATAATATAACAAGTACAGCAAATGCGAAAATCACATATGTTAGAGATAATGGGTTAAGTGACACATACGAAACCAAACGAAACGTAAAAGAAAATCACTACACAAAAAGTGAAACAGACTCACAAATAAGTCAAACAGCAGACTCAATCAAAGAGTCAGTCAAAGCAATAAACGAACAAACACAAGAAAAGCTTGCAACATTGGAGCTAGCCAATCAAAGTTTAGAATTTGCAACTAAAAGAACCGGTGGAAACAATTTAATTAGAAATAGTGCAATGATTAATGATAATAATTTCTGGCTAGCACACGCTAAATATCCATATCAAGAGTCAGATACACCACCTGACAATCCTACTGAAGGAGCATACTGGTATTGTACTGCCAATAGTGGAAGTTACATAGAAAATCAAATGTATGTGTACAACAGTGGTTGGCAAGTATCAGAACTGTCAAGAAAATCATTGTTAAGTGCTCAAAACTACTTCGCTTATACAACTTCTAACGAATATTGGGCGGACGGCAAAAATGCTAATGAAAATACACTGAGTGGACGAGTTATTAAGCTTGATGGAAGACAAGACTATACAGTATCACATATATTCAATATCACAGAACCTATTACATTGAATCAAAATGAAAACAAAATGGCAATATCACACTTCATAAAAAACAGTATAGTACAAGGAAATGTCTGCGTAGGACTAATGTTCCTTAATGAGGCAGATTTTACAGAAGTAGAAAAACCTTACTCATTGTATGAGCCTGGTATTATACTGACACCAGATGATTTAAAAGATTTAACTAAAATAGAGCAAATAATAGAAATACCCAAGAAATCAGATTTTATACCGGTAGTTGTAAGTAACACAGCACCTACAGATACAACCAAGAATTGGTTAGATTCAACAATATACTTACCTAAAAAATATAACTCGCAAACATCGCAGTGGGAAATATTAGATACAAAAATGTCATTATATAACGAGAGTTCAAGAGAAGTTTGGACTTATAGATATTTCTATGGGTTCTACTATCAAACACCAATAATATACGATACAGCAGAAATCAAGAGTTGCTATGTGGCATTAACATTTTATCCTGCATTCGCAGTTTATACAGGAAATGTAGAGCCTACACCTTACAAAGGGTTATATTGGAATAATAAAACAACAAATCTAGTTAAGAGAGCAAAATACAATGATACCACCTTTGTAGAGTGGGAAACACTCGATATTCCAAGTAGTTTATTGCCGACTGGTGCAAGTTTAGGGGTTGAGCTATTTGATTACATAGTGCCAATTAAAGGATTCGTCGAAATTGCTGATTTAAAGCTTGAATATAACACTATGTGTACTCAATGGACTCAATTTCCTGGGGAAGTTTATGGCAAGAATTATAAAATGGACGAAAAAGGATTCTGGATTCAAGCAAATCAAAACACTATGTTTATAGATGAGGACGAAATCCTAGCAACATATAAAGGAATAAATATATTCCAAATTAATAAAGATTTAGCATATTTCTACAAAATACAAGCTACAGAGAGTATAGAAATAGGAAACTATTTCTTGAAAACTCAACAAATTAATTCAAAGAATATGCTGTTACTTTATTAGAAGGGAGAGCATATGGCAGTATCAAGTAATATATCAATAACACAAAACTCACAGAATATAGCAAACAATAAAAGTAATATAACTGTTAGAGTACAAGTAACAACGACAGGAGGCTCGTATAATGGATATTCTAAACCAGGTACTTGCACAATAGACGGAACAACATACGATTTTAGTCATAATATACCTCAAAATTCAACTACAACAATTTTTGAGAAAACATTAGATGTAACACACAATAATCAAGGAGAGAAAACCGTTTATGCTAGTTTCTCGTTTCAAACAGGTATATCAGCAGGAACAATAACTGGGTCAACATCCAAAAAATTAACGACAATTCCTAGAACTTCCGAAGTAAGTTTAAGTAAAAAGAATTTCAATATTGGCGAAACTATAACAATATATACCAACAGGAAAAGTGCTAGTTTCACGCATACAGCAGTTATCAAATTCAATGGGCAGACAGTTAGAACACAAACAGGGATAGATGCTTCATATAGTTGGAATACGAATGAATTATTTGCTAAAATTCCAAATCAAAACCAGGCTAATGGTACAGTGGAACTTACAACTTATAGTGGTGGTACTAGAATAGGAACAAGTGCAGTTAATTTTACAGGCTATGTAGTAAATAGCGACCCCGTATTTAATAATTTTGATTGCGAAGATACTAATCCAATAACTAAAGCTTTAACTGGAAGTAATCAAAAGTACATACGAAAGTATAGTAATTTAAAGGTAACAATAACAAGTGCAAATAAGATGACTACCAAGAACAGTGCTACACCTAAATATTACAATATTGTGGTTGGCAATAAAATTGAAAAATTAGATTATTCAACATCAGAAATTTCAAAAACTATAAATAATATGGACGACAATACAGTAACAGTTTTTGCCGTTGATAGCAGAGGAAATCAAAAAGACAAAACAAAAGCACTAGATATTGTTGAATATTCCGAAACTGTTTTACAAAGCGTTAAGATTGAAAGAAAAGAAGGTGTAGGGGAAACAGTCTTAATAAGTTTATCTGGCAAATATGCAAATATTAATTTTGGAGCCAAAGCCAACACAGTCAAAAGCATTCAATTTCGAAAAAAGAGCAAGACAGAGACCGAATTTGGAAGTTGGGTTGAAATAAAGCAATTGGTTACAATAAACACTGAAAACGGCACATTTAGCTGTGACTCAAAAGAAATTACAGGACAAACTTTCACTCTAGGTACAGAGTATGATATAGAAGTTCAAGTTAAAGATGAATTGAGTTCAGACACAGAACCAGTATCTCTTAATAGCGGAAAAGTGCTACTTTCAGCACTAAAGAATAAAGGAATTAGTATTGGGGGAATTTATAATGAAAAATTAGGAGGACCATTACAACTAGACGAGAAGAACGTTATAGATTGGATAAATGGTAAACAGGATAAACAAAAACATATTCTAAAAGCTATTCTTGCTACTGATAATACAACGATAACATCTGCTCAAGACTACGATGCTGTATTAGTACCTCTAGGAGAACAATACCTTAAGTTTGGAGACAAGTTAAGTCTTAGCAATGGGAAAATCGTTATTGGTTCGGGTGTAAATTATATTAGAATATCTGCTCAAGTTATGATGTCATATATTCCAAGTTCTTTAAGGCTAATGGGATTAGCAGTTTATATAACGAATAGTCAAGTTTATACAAATTATGGAATCAGAACTTCATCGGATTTTCTAACATATAATGCACCAGGAATGATATTCCCTGCTAAAGCAGGAGACACAGTATCAATTCACGTATATATTGAACCATCAGGAACAAGTGTAAAGCTAAGAAAATACTCGCAAAGCACTTTCCTACAAGTTGAAGTAATAGAGTAGGAGGTGAGAAGATGCAAGATAATATAATAATGTTATTTCTAGGTTTTATTACAACGATGATTCCGATATTTACTGTAATTGTAAAGCTCAATAATACAATAACAAAATTGAATGTAACAATTCAAGTTCTTTCGGATCAGATGCAAAAAGGTCAAGAAGATAGAACCAAGATACATAATCAGCTTAATAACCACGAAACAAGAATATCAATTTTGGAAAATGAAAGGAGGGAAAGATAAATGGATTTATCGGTATTAACACAATATCTAAGTATAGTAGTTGTTGGAATATGCCTTTGTGTGGGTTTTGTTATAAAAAATAGTCTTGATTTTATACCAAACAAGTACATACCATTAATCATGCTAATATTAGGTTTAGCAATTAATGTATTAATGAACCTAAATGGGATAAATGCAGAAGTAATACTAACGGGAATGTTTAGCGGACTAGCTTCTACAGGTCTATACGAAATGTTTAAAAATTTAATATACAAGGAGGGAAAATAATGAAAATAATAGAAAATAATTTTAAGTTTGGTACAATGGATATAAGAAATACAACAGAGCAAATCGTGTGTCATCACAGTGGAGTAACTGTTTTACAAAGTGTAGAAGTAATACATAATTATCATAAAAATACAAAAGGTTGGGCAGGAATTGGGTATCATTTTTATGTTAGAAAAGACGGTTCTATATATAGAGGACGTCCAGAGAATACAGTAGGTGCACATGCGGTAGGAGCAAACTACAATTCAATAGGTATTTGTTTTGAAGGAAACTTTTCAAAGGAAGAAATGGGACAACCTCAATTAAAAGCAGGGCAAGAATTAATTGCATATCTAAAAGAAAAGTATAATATATCTAAAGTAGTAGGGCATAGAGATATAGACAACTCAGAATGTCCAGGGAATAATTTCCCAATGGACGAAATAAGGAGTGGCAAAGTTGGTTCTCCAAATAATTCAAAAGAAGAAATAGTAAAATCTTTACAAAGAGCGCTAAATCAAGATTACAATTGTGGACTAGAAATAGATGGAATAATAGGACCATTAACAACAAAAGCAGTAAACAACAATATGGTAAGAAACTTTACTGTAGGAGAATTTGCAAAATGGGTTCAAGAAAGACTAATCGCAAAAGGATATAGTTTAAATGAATTTGGAGTAGACGGCAGATATGGAGACGAAAGCGAGAAAAAAGTAAAAGAGTTCCAAGCAAATTGTGACATAGATGTTGATGGAATTGTAGGAATAAATACAGTTAATAGATTAATAGGGGGATAATATAGAAAAAGGCTAGACATTAAGTTGTCTAGCTATTTTTTTTTGCCATTTTGGAGTAATATAATTACTCTAATCAAAAATAAAAAAGGCTTAAAAACGATTGTGATGCGTCGATTTTTTGCTTATTTTTCATTGCTTAAATGCAAAAAGAGAAACAAACTATTTAATCTAGTTTATTTCCATTTCGGTTAATTCGTTATTGGATATTTATAAATATTATACTACTGTTTAGTTATTTTGTTAATGTTTAGTCTTTCCATTTTTCAACAATAAAAATTACTAAAAAATAAAATAAGTCTTGACTTTTCTATTTTTTAATGATATTTTAATATAAACAAATGACACTAAAGAAAAAACTTGATATTATGTAAAATTTATGTTATAATATTAGTACTAATACGAAAAGAATAGAATACTATAGTATAAAAAGTATATAATATGAGATAATATCAGAAGGGAGGTATAAAAATGGTTAATAATCTTTATAAGGCAAGAGTGACAGATTTAATTGCAAAAGCAAAAGAGAAAGAGAAAATAAAAACATATTCACAATTTTGCAAAACTAAAGATGCTAAAGAAAATGCTTTGACTAAAGAAGAAATCATACATTATACTTCTATGCAAGAAGGAGAAGTAAAGTAGATGAAGAAATATAGCATTGGAGATATAGTATTTGTAGCAAAATATGAATATAAAAGTGGAACAATAGGTCAAAATCACAGCTTTGTAATAATAGATGATGGACAGGCCATAGATATAAATTATTTTGGATTTTTATTGTCATCAAATTTAAAGAAAATTACATATCCATACAATGAATTAATACAACAAGATAGTGTTAATAAATTGAATGGAGATGGAATAGTCAAATGTGATGATTTGAT